ACCTGATACATCAGCTACAAAATCACCTCTAGCTTTTCTAGATTTTAAATTAGCTTCATAACCTTTTTGTTGTGTAGCTTTTATTTGTTGATTAATTTTTAATTGTTCTGCTGAATATCTTTGAATGGCATTATTTTTAGCTATTTGATTTTGTCTAACTTGTGCTTGGTAAGTTGCCTTTTGCTGTGCTTTTTGGTTTTGGTAGTTTATTACCTGTGACCCTGCACTGGCAATCATCATAGCTGTTGTTGGTTCTACGCACATATTATATTCTTATAAACTCATAAAAAGGTTTATTTAAAACTCCATAGTTTTGTTTGTTAATAAATTTGAAACCACACCATTTTAACCATTTAATGTGTAGTGAATTTCTACAATCCACAAAGTTCCATAAAATTTTGTATTTAGTATTTAGAAAACCAATAACTTTCTTACATTCTTTTAAAAAATTATATGTAATATCTTTTAAATTATCAGTTGCTAATAACCATATTGCACCAGTATCGGACACCCCAAACATACCGACTGGTTCGTTTTTACTACTTACTATTGTAAAGACAATTTCTGAATTTAGATAAGAGTAATATAAAGCATAAAAAGGAAGTAATCCTGAACATGATATTATTTCTCTTTTGTCTGCAAATCTTAATCTTGGTGCTAAATATTGTATGTCTTTAAATGTTGCTAGTCTAAAATGGTTATACTCTTGAACTTGCTGTAACATAATATCCTTGCCAACTTGCATTAATAAAATTACAAGGCAAATGACTGTCTGATGCTAATGTTACTGTAAGTTTGTCACTTTCAGATTGAACAGCAAATGTGTAATCACCATCAGCTAGATTAACAGTACCAAGTAATCCTGTTCCTGTTATTGTTCCTGTAAATGTTGTTGAAGAACTACTTCTGCCAACTGGTTGGACAACAGTAGTAAAAAATCCTGTATTATTAAAATTTACACTCCAGTTTCTAATTTGTAATCTACCTTCTTTAATAGATATTCTTGAACCTTGTGCATCAGCTTCTTGTATAAATTGCTGAGAAAACGTAAATGTAAAAGTATAATCTTCACCTATAAAATAATCATAAGAAGTAATATCTCCTGAAACTACAACAGACGTACCTGTTTGTGATACAATACTAATTTCTTGTCCTGCTTGGTTTGACCCTGTACTTGCACCGACAAGACTTAACGTATTAGTTTTAGTATAAGGTATTGTAACAGTTGTCTGATTTGTTCCTGAATTATAACTTTCACTAACACCTGTAGTGTTATTACTAATTTTTCTGTCTAAATGAGTTAAATAAGAAGCACTTGTATCAGTAACAGCAGGTGATATGTCCATTGTTTCTAAATAGACCCCATCACTTCTTTGATTTACGATATATAAAGTGTTTTCTATAAAATCTATATTTAATATTTTATCTGTAGAAGATGTACCAAATGTCCATTTATGCCATGCACTTTGTAATCTTTTTCCACCAGTAACATAATATTGGTGAACATATATTGCATTTTGTTCGTTAGAAGATAATGCCAACATAATATTTTCATTAGTTGCAATAGCTAGTTTAAATACACCTGAAGGTATAAATCTAGGTACGTTACTTGTAATATCATCAGCACTTTTAGTATCTGTGTCTGACTTAACATAAAATTCTCTAAATCCTGTAAAACTTCCTTTATCAAATGCAAAGAAAACATTACTACCTGCACCTACTGGTTTTACTGAAGAAGATGCTTCAAATTCTGTTGATACATTTATAGATACATTTTCAGGTGTAATTGTTCCACCTGTACCTGCTAATATAAATTGTGTTTGGTCTGAAAATAAAAGTATTTCTTCATCAAACGATATTGCACTTCTAAGTATAGAAACTTTATTGTGAGTAGAAGCAACATCTATAACATCAGTCGCTAATACAGTAGTTACTGTTTCATTAAAAAAAGCAAAGTATTCTCCACTTCTAGACATAACTACATTTTCATCAGCTATAAAACCTAATCTATTTTTATGGAAAAACAGGTCGTTTATTTTTCTACCTATAAAACTAGGATTAGGAGAACTATCTATGTCTCCACAAATTCTTAAACCCCATGAAGGCACAGTATAATCTGTTCCTGATATTGTATAAGTAGAACCATCTACTTGTGAAAATCTAAAATTACCATCTGCTGTTCTAATTAAAACATGTGGCATAGTCGTATTATCTAATGTAGTTTTTGTGCTTGGTGCTACACTTTCTTGCCAAACATCACCACTACTATCATACTGCACATAATAATCGTCAAAACTATTTGTTGCATCACCTGTAATTTGAACAACCATGTTGTCTATTGCAGGAGAAGGTAAATCTACAAAATTTTGTACTGTATCTTTTATAACTTGTGAAGCATCATCACCATAACCATCACTAGCAGAAATACTTAAAGTTCCTGTAGATTTAACTATAGAAAAACTAGAGTTTCCTAAGTCGGTTAGTGTAATATTACTAATTGTGCCAATAGCAGACTTAACTCCATCTCTGATTGACTGGGTGTTAGTATTAGAACTTGTAAAAGAAAAGGTAGAACCATCTATTGTTATCGAGTACGTTGTACCTGATACTCCCTGTAATACGGAATAGACAGCTTGTTCAACTTTAGCTGTGCTAGTCGTACCTGCCATTGCAGTTGTTGTTTGTTTATTTAAAATAAAAGTAAAATCAGCAACAGTCATTGCAACAAAATCGCCTTTAGGGTCTGATGATGTTAAATAATTAGATGCACCTGTTTGCATCACAACTGTTTTTTCTACACCTGCTGTTGTGTAAACTTTTATTGAACCACTTGTTAATTGTACTAAATATCTTTCTGTAGTGTCTCTATTAATAGTATGGATATAAGCATTGTTTGGTGTTGCTGTGCCTAACTTTGCTAAGTAATTTGTAGGTGGTCTTTTTTTCAATCCTTCTACGACTGATGAAAAACCATTTTCTTGAACTGTAGCTTGGCTAGAAAGTCTTAATACTTCAGGTTGTTGTGAGATACCTTGTACTAAGTTTGGAATAGTTCTAGATACTAAAGCCATCTAGTACCACCAGTTCGATTTTTTTCTACTTACTGTATAAATTTGGTCAGGACTATCGAATACACTATAGTCACCAGTAGATGCTTCTGCTTGTCTTAATATTACTAAAGATTTTTCTTCGTCTTCTACTGAAAACTTATGTAGTGTGTTTGCACCTAAAGTTCTATCGTGAAATACTCTTGCACTTCTAATTGTAATATATCTTTTAGCTTGTTCAGGAATATCAGCAAAGTCTAATAGATATACAACTTTTACATCTTTTAAATCTTCTGTAAATGTTGAAGTGTTTGTAACTAGATTAAATAAGATGTTATCTCTTTGAACAATATCATAATCAGTTTTTGAATGAAGATATGGATTTAATTCTACTCTTAATACGTTTGTTGCTAAAGGTATTGTACTATTACCTGCGTCTTTAGATAAAGTTACTTTAGGTTGAGTATTAAAATGCCAACCCATACTTTGTACTTCTCTATTTATTTCATTTAATACAGATTTAGCCATTGTTCCATCTACAGGTAAACTTCCTGTTAAAGTTGATAAAGGTGCTTCCCCTATCGTTGATAGAATTGTATTTACAGCTTCTAATTCTGTAGTTCTTGTTTGAATTGTCATTAAGGTAAAAAGCTATCGAAATATTCGTCTACTTTCTTTTTGAATTTTTTTATTAATTTACATAACCAACACATCATGTTGTTCTCCTATAAAGTTGTGGTGAGGGGTCAGTCTCCCTTCCCCTCACTCGGTCTTAATTACTAAGTATTAAGATGTTTTGATTGAAACACATGCTTCAGGTCTTAAAATACCTGAACCAATCGCCATTCTTGACGTAATTAATGAACCAATTCTTCTTGGGTCATAAGTTGTTTCAACTACTAAGTCTTTTAACTTAACAGTACCTATTGCTGATTTGTGGAATATTACAGCAACGTGATTACTTGCATCTACGTTGTAAGTATTATTCGCACCTGATACAGCAGACGAGTTGTCAGCAAAAGCAGTCACACAAGTGTTTGACTTAATTACTGGTACTCCACCTACAGATACAACAGTTCCTTTTCCAAAATCTCCGTTAAGAGAAGAAAAGTCTCTGTTTAAAAGTTTATCATTGTTTGCTAACTGATAATAAATATCAGGAGAAACAACACAAACTCTGTCTGTGTTAGGTACATCTTTTTCGTCTAACTTTTGAATACCTTCAAAGATAGAAGCGATTAAAGATGTTGCGTTAGTGTTAGCATCTGCGTCAGTTAGTTCAGTACCACCGTTGCCACCTGTTATAGTAGCTGATGCTTGTGAACCTAGAACTGCTAATTGAAGTAGATTTTGGTCTACTGTTTTAGCTAGTGCCTGACCCATTTCTCTTGCGTAGATTGAACGTATATCATAATGATTTTTTAGTTCATCTAACTCTGCAACGAAAGATGATGCTAATAGCATATCATCAACATTGATGATTTTTTCGTTGTGTTTTATTGCGTCTCCAGTGATTTCTGCACCTACAGAGTGGTATCCACTTACTGTAGTTCCAGTCACAGGGAACGAACTTGATTTGCCGTTTGAGATTGTTCTGACGTTAGTCATTCCAAGCATTAGGTTTTCTCTTTGAAAACTAGCTAGAACTTCACCAGAGTACAACTTCAAGAACAAATCATTTACACCAGTTCCAGTATTATTAACTAGACCCAGTCTTGATGGTGTTGCGTTTGACATATTAATGTCTCCCTATTTGTTAGTGTTATTGTTGAGATTAACCTTATTTACTTTTCAATTTAGAAAGTTATCTGACGTGTCAGGCAATCATCTGAATTTTAATAAGTCACCCCTCTTACAAGAGGTGGTGATTATATTTTCTTTAGTTGTCTTCTTTTGTGCTTATTAAGAGAAGAAGTTTTTAATCTACTTCTATTTTTTGATATACTTGTTTTCTTAAATTTTGCTCTAGTTTCATGGACTTCTTTTGAAAGAAAATTAGACTTCTTCTTAGCCACTTTTCTTTTTCCACTTATTCTTCATATCTTTATATGCTTTCGCACTAATAGTGGATTTTTTCTTGCTTCTTGAAATTCCAAGTCTACGTCTTCTATTTATATTGGCTACAAGTGACATTAGTATTTTCCTTTATATTGTTTCTTTTTCTTTTTTGATTTAGTCTTTAATTTTTTACTTCTTAGTTTTTGTGCTAGTCCTTTCATTATTTTTTTCCTTTTAGTTTATTAGTTAAATTCATTCCGAAACTTCCTGAAATTATTGCTAGAACTGAATACCAAAAAAGAGGGTCTGCATTTTTTAATATTTGCCAACCTCTATCCATATAGTCCTGAGTAAAAGGTAAGAAATGTGCAACTAAAATTAATCCAAATATTACAGTTAAATATTCATCTTTCCATGAATTATTACTTGCTTCTACTTGTGCAATATTTACATCTTTTAGTGCTTCAATTTCTCTTGCTTTTACAATCTTATCTTTTTCTATTTTATGTTGAATACCACCAATAACTTTTTGACCAATCATTCTAGTTAAAGGATTTTTTAAAATAGGTAATATAAAATTAAGCATTTCTACTCCTGTTATATTTTTTAGTAGTTATTGCTAAATTACTTCTAGAATTATTTTGAGGGTTACCATCTTTATGGTGTACGTCTTTACCTTTAATACCAACCTTCTTCTTCATCATTCGTCTAGCAAGATTTCTGCCTGCTCGGTTTTTCTTCTGCTTATCTTTTGAATGATAATTGTCATATTCTTTTCGGTAATTTCTAGCCATTAAAATACGGAACTATTCGCAAGTTTTCTTTCAACTTCTTTTCTATACATAGGGTCAGTTTCATATCTCTTGTCATTCATAGCTTCTGTTACTTGTGCAACTGAATTGAATTGTTCTGTAGAAATATTATTAACATCACCTTGAACCATTTCTTGTTGTTGTGATTGCGTAGTCATTCCTGCTTTAGTCATTAACCCTTGAACTGCCATTTTAATTTGTTCAGTAGTTCCTGTTTGAGTTAAGTCATTAAATGCAGTTTGTTCATTTTCAGATAAGTTTTTACCTGCCCAATCTATAAGCTGACCATATTGTTCTTTTCCACCTGCTACTGATTGTATGTCAGCAGTTTGCGTATCAGCTATTGCTTTTTGACCTGCAATGTATCCATCAACTAAGTCTTTTGATAAACCTTGTTTAGCTAATTCTTTATAACTATTTTCACCAAGTTCACCTTTTTCTGCATATTCTTCTGAATATTTATCTAAAGAATTTTGTTCTAATGGTAAATTTTCTTGTTTTGGAATAGCTACTTCATCAGCTTCTTCTTGAACTGGTTCTGCTTTTTTACCTGAAAATTGTTTCTCTAATTCTGAGTATGCTTTAGATAATTCTTCAGCATTCTTAAATTTTTCAGGCAACCAAGTTGGTCTTTGATTTTCTATATTTTGTACTTGTGTATCAGGTTCACTAGCAATTACTTTAGAACCATCTGTACTTTGTAAAGTATTAATATCAATACCTTGTTCGTTTAACTCTTTAACTTGTTCATCTACTGATTTCTCTGCTACAGCAGAATTTATTTCTACTTTTCCTGTTGTCATATTTATCCTTGTTGGTTAAGGACAAGTTCATCACCTTCAACATTTGCAGTGCCACCAGAGTTAGCGAATTGTTTGCCCATTTCTATTGCCACTCTAGGGTCAGTTGCAGTATTCTGCATCTGCTGTGCCATCTGTTGTTGTTGTGCTTGTTGCTCGTCTTGTTGAATTTGTTCAGTTGTTTTAATTAAACCTGAAGTATCAATTTGATTTGCTACTGCAAACTTCTTAATTGCATCATCAAGGTTTATATATTTTGCAAGAACGTCTGAACCTAATGTTCCTGCAAGGTCAGAAATAAATTGAAGTAATTTCAATCTATCTGATTGTCTACCTAATGCTTCCATTCCAACAATAATTTTAACTTTAACTATGTCTTTTGGTAAATCAGGTAGTAGTTTCTTCTGCCTTAACATAGCTAACTTAGTATTTATGTAAGGTAGTTGAAATTCTGTAGTTAATATTCCATAGACACCACCTAAGGCATCTTGTAATTCATTAGCTATTAATTGTACTTCTGTAGCTGTAACTCTTTCAGCTTGTCTTTGTACTGAAGCATTTAAAAGAAATGCAAATTGTAATCTTTGTTCTATTCTTTGCATTGTCTCCATAGCTACTCTAAAGTCTGCAAATTTGTTTGCTTGTAGTACAGATACATCTGTTGCTGACCCTTCAATAATTGCACCATTAGGTGCTTTAGCAATGCTAGAAGTTCTTGTTGTACCATTAGGTGCAACCATAAACAGCATTTTAGCTGATGCAGAACTTCCTTCTAAAATTGCTCTTGTTAATCCTTCTAAAGATTTAAGGTCACCAATAAAACTTTCAACATGACCTCTACCATAATTCATTCCATCAACTCTATTAAATCTTAATGCAATAAATGGTAAATTTTCTTCTGTATATTCTTTTGTATAAAGTACATGTCCTTTAACTTCTTGGTGTACCATATATTTTTTACCCATTTTTTTAATACAAGTAAATAAATCTAAAGTTTTATCTTGTTGGGTATCACCTTCTTTTCCAACAGCTTTCATAATATCTACTGGTAAAGTATCAGGCACTACACTTTCTTTAATTATAATTTTTAATACACGACCTTGTGGGTCTCTTTTAACTACATAGTTTTCTAACCTGTAAGTTCGTAGACCAGTGTCAGTTAAATGTAATAGAACATTGCCACAAACAATTAAATGTTTTAGTGCTTCGTATACAGCAACTCTATCGTTCTGTACTTCAATGTTATCCATAACTGATTTCTCAATTTTGGCTAAACCTTGTTCTATTACTTTTTTCTGTTGGGGGTCACCTTCAATAGATTTGTAAACTAATTCGTCTACATCAATTCTAAAAAATGGTGCTTGTGGTGGAAATAAAGCTAACATTAGTTTTGATGCTAAATTCATAACACCTCTACTTCCTACAGACTGATATGGTGTACTATATTCTGTATTAGCATTGTTTCCTTTTGGTGGGTATAAGTGAGGAATAGTTAATTCTGCACTTTCTCTTGCTCTCTCTAAATATGTTTCTCTTTCAATCTCTAGCTTTTGGTACTGACCTGAAACTGAATTTTCTTTATAATTCTCAGGTTTTTCTTTTAATGTATAACTTGCCATAATTAACTAGGTAATTGTAATCCACTTCCTGAGGATAAATTGTTAGTTGGTATTCTTAATGCTTTGTTTTTTGAACGAATAGCTTTGTATGTTAAAATTCTATTACTAACTTCGTTACGATTTTTTTCTTTTGATTTTTTAGTAGTACCTTTTCTTGGTATAGTATCTATTCCTTTACCCATTGCTTTTGCTTCTGAATATGTTTTGACACTTTCGTCATTCAACGATTTTACTCTCATGTTCGGATTTCCACACATAATTAGCTAGTTGGAAAGTTTAAACCACTTCCACCTGATAAAGGTATTCTTAACGAACCTCTGCCTGTTCTTTTTCTGCTGTAGTTTGAAGCTACAGTAGTATCTCTACTTGCATCTGTACTCGCTTCAGTTGGTGCTTTCTGCTTAGTTGTAGCATTAGACACTGAGGGTGTAGCAGGTGGTAAAGGTTCAGGTGCAGGGGGTGGACTTGGCATTCTTGGTGATATGCACATATTTTAGTTCTCCTCTTGTACTGATTTCTCTTTGATTAAATGATTAACGACACTTCTCTGACCTGCCTTAAACATTATTTGTCTATCTGTTTCTTCAACAGTAGGACATTTGTCAGGAAATAATTCGTCTAGGTATGTAATGATTTCTTCACTTATTTTTGGTTTTTTTATCATTAGATACTCCTAAAGTGGTACTTAATTCATGTCTTTTGCTTGTAATGTGACCTGCAATAGCTGAATAGCCAGTCATATCAACAAAATCATCAATATTAAATGCACCACCCTGACTTCTAGCAATCTTTAATAAGACCATTAGATTTGCCACATCTTCAGGCAGTATATTAATATTTAATTTAGTTTTATTTTGTAAGTAGCCAGTCCATAGTCTGCTTATGTTTTCATGGTTTTCTACCATGTCTCCATTTTGTTTTGCTCTATCGGAACTAACTATTTTTTTTACTTTGTCCAGTATTTCTATACTTAGCATATTGGTAACTCCATAGTTTCGGTTTCTTAGTTTTGATATTGTATTCACCATTTCTTAATATTCTTGCCAATCTGCTTTGATGGTAAGCATCATCAACTGTATATTTATTACGTTGATATTCTTCTATGACAACTTTCCAGTTTTCTTCTAGAGACTTTTTAACATCTAGTATTCTACTGGCTTTAACATGACCCACACCAACACAACCTTTATATCCGTCAGTTTGGTCACCTGTTAAAACTTGTGTACAAAAATTATAATCAGCTAATGTCTCATCAACTTTTTCTAATTGATTATCTAACATAGAGCAGTGAAATGCAGGTATTGTTCGCATGTCTTTATCACCACTAATAATTATAGCTTTGTCTTTAAATTCTCCTGTAGCTAATATTCCAATAGTATCATCAGCTTCTAAATTTTTAAAAACTTTACTTGGATAAGTTTTTACAACCCAATCTCTTAATGCTTTATAACAAACAGGTTTTCTAATATTTTTTCTATATGATTTATAGTCACTATCTATTTTTTTTCTAAAGTTCATACTATCACTCCACACATTTATGTATTGTGTTGAGTTTGTAAGTTTCATATAGAATTGAATAGCTTGAACATATAATTGTTTTGCTACTGCAAAGTCACAGTGTAATGTCCATTGGTCGTTACCCCAGTCAATAGGTTCTTCTAATTTAGAAGTAACCTTGTATGCTAGTAAGTCAGCATCAACCAACATGGTTTTCTTTTTATCTTTTAAAAAACTATTTAAAGTTTTCATAGTTTTATCTCCTTTAGTTTTAGTACGTTTGATTTTGGTATTACTGTTGAGTTACCACCCTCATTAATTGTGCCATCATCATTAAAGTTGAGGTCACTGACAAAAATAAA